GGAAAGAGGGGGATTCGAACCCCCGATTCCCTTTAGGGGAATACACGCTTTCCAGATGTGAAGCTTTTCGACATAACTATCTTAGCTTCAATTAATTATAGAGACCCGATTTTCAATTTGCAAGCTATTTGCAAGCACGCTATTTTTTTCGAGTTACACAATATGCAGAAATATTAATTATACTTAAATATATCCACATATATTTTGATATATCATTTTTTTCATTTATCTTTGCGTTTGAATTTATAACATAGTGCAAAGATATAAAGAAATCCTTTAATCCAGCACACATTTAAACTATTTAACATGGTAACATCAGTTCAACCAAACATAAGCCCAACTGCCCGATATACAATATCGGAGACCTGCGAATTATTGGGCATACATCGCAACACCCTGCGTTCCTATGTGAACGCCGGGTACATAAAGACCATGCAAAAGGTTCATGGGAAACGTTTCAAGGGTTCAGAGATTCTTCGTTTCTGGAATACCTTTGTGTAAACATGGGACCAGTGCCAAGCAGCAGCCATTCACATGACACACCATACCTTTCAGCGAGATAAGCAAGATACTCTACACGGAAAGTACGCTTATCTCTGTTATGCTTTAGGGTATTCATGTTTCCGTAGTTCAGACCGAACTCTCTTGTGAAAGTCTGTAATCCCTTTATTCTTCTTTGGTCTTTAAGAACATCGAGTGCCTTGAAGAATCTGTCGCTTATATCCAGGGCACGATCGGGAATATTCAATTTCATTTCAATGCCATTTTTTCAAGTAAGTCCATGAGACGTGCATTGATTTCATCCTGCCTCTCCACATGCTTTGTTATCGCCTCGGTTTGCTTTTTGATAATCTCAATCAAATCGGCATCACTTTGAATGCCGTTGTTCTGATTACCGGAGCCATTGTTCACATTATTCTCTGCATTTAAGAATGGCGATGACTCTATCTCGAAAGCCTTGACCTCTTCCTCACCAAACTCATCGTACAGTTTCTTAAACTGTGCAGGTGTAGGGTCTATGCCCTCAGACTCGTATCTCGAAATGTTAGATTGGGAAATTCCCATAATCTCTGCCAGCTTGGACTGAAACAGTCCGTGAGCCTTTCTGAATTCTTTATATTTGAACATATCTGTATAAATTTGTTAAATTTGACTAAATATTTTCGATATATTTGCATATATCAGAATATATTTGTATCTTTGCATAAAGATATAAAACATAGTGCAAAGATAATGGAAAATATTCAAACATCAAACACTTTTGAGGAAAAATCTCAAAAAATGACCTTAAAAGGTTATTATCAGGGGTTGCCTATGAGAAGCGCCCCACGATACGACTTCATTACGGAAGTCGCTAGACGCTGCAAGGTTACCGAGCAGACAGTTAGAAATTGGGTTCTATATGGTATGAAGCCACAGCAGCATATCCATGTAGAAGTATTGAGTGAGCTAACAGGCATTAGCGAGGAGGACTTATGGAAGGACTAGAGTTCTATATGTTCGAGGATGAGCTATGGTGTAAGACATCAGACGGAAAGAACTTCATTGTTGATGAGTCTCATACAGAACTGGTGAAATATATTCTGGAGAAGGTTCGCACTTGCTATCCCGAGGCATATAAGGCTTTGGAGAAGATTTATGCCAAGAGCGCACCTAACGAAAGCTACTATCAGTATCTCATGATGCGCCGATTTTGCAAATGCAACTTTTGTCGACTCGACACTACGGCTTTTGATGTCGTCGATGTTGACAAGGATGGAAAGTTCAACTTCGAGAAGGTCGAATGTCCCATGCGTGGTGAATGTCCTTATGAAGGTATCGTATGTATGCCAAGGTTTAATGCTAATCTTTCTACTGCGGAGCTGCGTGTAATGAAACTTCTTTATGAGGGACGAAGCGAGCAGGAGGCGGCAGCGGAGCTATTCAACTCTCCGAACACGATACACCAGCACGTTAAGTCTGTGTATGTAAAACTAGGAATACATAAGCTCTCAGAGTTTATCACCTATGCGAATAAGAATAATTTGTTTAACAATTAAATATTAGATTATGCCAATTATTAGAAAGAATGACGTTGTTACAGAGCGTCCAGTGATTATCGTACTTTATGGTACTCCAGGTACCGGTAAGACATCTTTGGCTACTACAGCCAACAGTCCTTTACTCATCGACACCGACCGCGGCTTTGACCGTGCCGTCCAGCGTCCAGACATTGTTGTCACGGCTTCACGCTGGGAGGACATCTATAACGCAGAGGTTATCGGTTCATACGTTGTTGAGGATGGCAAGCAGGTTTGGAAGCCAGGTTTGATCAGTGAGTGTAAGACCATTGTAGTAGATACTGCCAAGGCTATGCTCGATGACTATCTCAACGCTTTTGCTATTCAGCAAGACCCTAAGCTGGGAACTAACTCATTGAAGCGATATGGTGTGATGGGAGAATTGTTCAAGCAGTTTGTCGGCATTCTCCGTTCTAACAACTCTGACATCATCTTCATCTGCCACGATAAGGAGACGCAGGAGGGAGACTACATCAAGCATTCTCCAGACTGTACAGGACAGAGCAAGGACTTGCTCATCCGCATTGCGGACCAGGTAGGCTACATCTGCAAGGAGAACGGCAATCGTGTCATCAAGTTCGAGCCACAGGACAATCGTGTAGGTAAGAATGTTGCAGACCTGCAGGACACATGGATTCCTGCTTACGGAACAGAGGAGTTTGACACTTGCATGGCAGACATCATCAAGAAGGTGAAGAAAGCCATCGTGAATAAGTCAGATGCTCAGGCTAAGGCGCAGGAAGCCGTCGATGATGCTCGAAAGAAGCTTGCTGCCGTGGAGACTGTAGATGATGCAAATGCTCTCATCGAGGTTGCCCACGGATTGAACAAGATTCATCAGAAGGCATTCATGAATCAGATGATCAAGGAACTTGCTGCCAAAGGCATTGACTTTGACAAGAAAGGCAAGAAGTTCGTCAAGCACGAGGACGCAGCATGAAGAAGCCTTTGATTAGAGTTACCCAGTTAGAGAGCTTCAGACGGTATATATCTGGCGAATATGCTTATGTTACAGAGCAGGACGTTATAGACAATATCACTAAGAAGTTTGAGGGCAACGATTATACAAGAATAGGAACTGCCTTTCACTCCATCGTGGAGACTGGCAGTCCCCATTGCTTCAAGGAGCCGGAAGGTGTTCGTCATTTCACCTATTATAAGAAAGATAAGACAGAACCTGTTCCAAAAGGAAGAAGGTTCGTCTTTGATGAAGGTGAAGCGATTCTCGACATTCCTCAATGCAAGGTTGCTTTGAAATACAGAAATGAGCATCCTGGCGCTTTTCATGAGGTTCGTGAATACAAGGATTTCGGCGATGCCGTTATCACGGGATGTGCCGATATGATTGACGGACTAGAGATAAGAGACATCAAGACTAAGTACGGACCGGTATCAGACAAAGACTATATAGATAGTTGCCAATGGCAGCTTTACCTAGAGTTGTTTGAAGCTGATGTGTTCCATTTTGACTTGTTTGTCTTTGAGGGCTACAATAAGGATAAGCACAAGGGAGACGTGAGAGGTCTCAAGCTTACTCCTTATGAGCCAGCAATCACTTGTTACAGATACCCAGGGATGGAAGACAAGAACCACGCGTTATTGCGTGACTTCCTCAAATGGGTAGAAATGAGAGAATTATTACCATATTTACCATTAACAGAATCAGATGGCTAATACAATGACAGGAAGGGTATTGCTCATCGGCAATGTCGAGGAAATACCCAGCAAGAGCGGCGGAGAGCCGTTCAGAAAGAGAATCGTGGTTCTTAACTGTACACACTCGAATTACGGAGATGTGTACGAGAACTACCCAAGTTTTGAGTTCAGCGGAAAGCACGTGGATGATCCTGCGGCTTTTGCGGTTGGCGAGATTGTTACCATATCTTTTGCTCTTCAAGGTACTAAGTATCAGAAGAGTGCAAATGACCCGGTAAAGTATTTCAATACCATTTCGGGTTACAAGATAGAAAAGTATCAGAGAGGTGGCCAGACGCAGCAGCAAGCTCCACCACCGCAGCCGCAAGGAGCTCAGTCACCGGCACCGCAGCCGGGCAATGCTGATGACTTGCCATTCTAGTTATGATTTTCAATCTCAACAATGACAAGGACAGGGCAGACTATAAGGACTATTGCAATGGTCTTTACATGGATGCCTTGAAAAGCGGAAAGGGTTTTATCGTGGAGGTGAAGAAAAAGCACCGTCCACGTTCCCTTGCCCAAAACAGCTATCTGCACGTTTGCCTTCAGTATTTCGCATCAGAGTTCGGCTACGATGAAGAATATGTGAAGTATAACATTTTCAAGCAGATAGTGAACAGAGAAATCTTTGCTAAGCAGAGAACAAACAGAAGAGGACAGCCTGTAACCTATTGGAGAAGCACGGCTGACCTTGACACAAAAGAATTAACAGACGCTATTGAGAAGTTTCGGAACTATTCAAGTATGGTTGCAGGGTTGTATATACCCGAACCTAATGAAGAAGCAGCCTTGCTTGAAGCTCAGAAACAGATAGCATTATATGAAAAGTATTTATAATTATGAAATCAGATTTGAAAAATTATGTTCCAGAGAACATTGAGTTTGTATTGGAGGACGGTGTAAAAGACATGTTCCCAATGGAGTTGGACTTCCTTGCTTTGACCGAGGAGAACCTTTGCGGAGAGAAGTCTTTGAAGAATAAGGCAGACATCCTTAAGTTTGTCGGAAAGCACTTCACGGCGACCTTCCCTGACAATGAGTTGGTTACACGTTTCCTCGATGAGTTCGAGAAGAAGAACATCAGAGAGGAGTATTGCACACTCGAAGAGAACGTGGTTCCAGCTCGCAAGCTGGAATTGGAGGAGGCTTTGGAAAAAGCCAAGAAGATGAAGAAGGATGCAGAAGAGGCTTATGCTTCTGTCCTTATGGAAGTAGCCAAATATGCCGCTGAGGTGCGCCAGGGAACTGTTGATATGCGTCTTAAGTCGAAGAACGTGTTCTGTATTGCATTGGCAGGTTACTATCTCGTATATAATTGGGATGCAAATACCGAGAAGTTCTTACTCGCAAAGGCTTATGCCATCCCAGACCGTTCTGAGATTTGGGCTAATGAGGTCAAGAATCGTGAGAGCATGAAAGAGGTTTTCGGATTGGAGTTCCCAGAAGAGGAACAGCCAAAAGAAGAAGCTCCATCAGAGCAGTCTTCAGATGATGACGATGATGAATTACCATTCGGCGAGTAATGAAGTACACTCTTAGAAATTATCAAAAGCAAGCTAGTGATGCAGCCGTAAGGCTGTTCACTAGCAAGGCTGACAAGAACGGATTGGTTATCCTGCCTACGGGTGCAGGAAAGAGCTTGGTGATAGCAGATATTGCCTCTCGCCTGGAAGGACCGCTGTTAGTCTTTCAGCCCAGTAAGGAAATTCTTCAGCAGAACTTTGCCAAGCTGCAAAGCTATGGTATCTTCGATTGTGGTTGCTATAGTGCTTCTGTAGGATGTAAGGATATAAACAGAATAACCTTTGCCACCATCGGAAGCGTGATGAACCATATGTCAGACTTCGATTGTTTCAAGAACATCATAATTGACGAATGTCATTATGTAAACTCGAAGTCAGGGCAATACAAGCAGTTCATAGAAGCGAAGAACAGACAGGTTGTTGGATTAACAGCCACGCCATATCGTCTTGATCGTGCCGAAGGAGGTTCCATCTTGAAGTTCCTCACGAGAGTAAGACCTAGAATATTTTCAAAGGTCATCTATTGTTGTCAGATTGGAGAGCTGCTTTCCAAAGGTTATCTTGCAGACTTGCATTATTATGATTTGACAGAATTGGATTTAAGAAGAGTCAGAAGCAATTCCACCGGTGCAGATTATGATGAAAGAAGTCTCCTCGCAGAGTATGAGCGTTGCGGATTCTATGATAAGCTATCAAATACAGTAGTCAAGGTCCTGCAGCCTAAAAGCGGCATTCCTAGAAAGGGGGTACTTGTATTTACTGCTTTCACAAAGGAGGCTAGGCAGTTGGTTGATAAGCTTCAATCACTCAGAATCAATGCCGCCATCGTGACAGGAGAGACACCTAAAAAGGAGCGTGAAGCCATTCTCGAAGGATTCAAGAGGAGAGAAATAAAGGTTGTTGCCAATGTAGGTGTACTGACTACGGGGTTCGACTACCCTGCCCTAGACACCGTTGTCTTGGCACGCCCGACGAAATCTCTTGGACTCTACTATCAGATGGTAGGCCGTGCTATCAGACCTTTTGAAGGCAAGGATGGGTGGATAGTTGACTTGTCCGGCAATTATAGTCGGTTCGGAAATGTCGCAGACCTCTTTATTAGCAGACCTCCAGGAACCACAAAATGGGCGGTATATTCCAGAGGGACACAATTAACTAATGTCGTACTAAGATGAGCGTTCTATATGAGCTTATTGAATATAAGCAAAGAGATTCCACATTAGGAACTGAGTATTTAACTCTCTGTCCGCATTGCAGAAAGGGAGTATTTACACAAGAACCAATTTATGTAGGAAGTTTAGCTTGCCGTTTATGTGTTGATTTTGCGAACATGACGGACAAATATGTTACATGTAAATTCAAAAGAAATGTTTCCATTTTATAAGAAAAAGAAGAAATCTCCTTCTGCTCCCAAAAAGAGAAAGAAGAGTAAGCCGGATTTAGTCAAGAGGCTAGACAAGGTGTTTGCATTGTATATTCGTCTGAGAGACTGCATGCCTAGCGGCATGGGACAATGTATCAGCTGCGGAAAGATAAAGCCGTACAGAGAGCTTGATTGCGGTCATTTCTTCGGACGTTCCAACATGGCCACCCGATTTGATGAAGATAACTGCAATGCAGAATGTATCGGGTGCAACAGAGTGAAGTCAGACCATCTTATATACTACCAGGAGAATCTGATAAAGAAGATTGGTGTTTCCCGATTTTCCACCCTGCGAGAGCGTGCTCACTCCATCAAGAAATGGGATGACGATGAGCTGGAGAAAATGATCAAGTATTATACTAATGGAGTAAAGAGACTGAGTTATGAGAAAGGTATCACCGTTAATCTGTAAAAAATATAAGTCCCCAGTGTTTCACAACACCGAGGACTTGAACCAATTAAAATCCTATAAAGATTATACTTTAAAGGGATTTGTCTGCAAAGGTAATGAATTATTTTCAAATTACCAAATAAATCCCATAAAAAAAGCCCGCTCACCAGCAGGCTAAAGAGGAATCCTATAGCATTCTTTTTTAACAGACGCTATGGAAAAAACTTATTGCAAAGGTACTAAAAAATATCGAAACAGCCAAATATATATCCAAATATATTTTAGTATTTTTGAATATTTAACTTAATTCTTTTGCATATATCAAACAAAATTCGTAATTTTGCATTAAAGAGGAAATAATAGTAATAATTAAAATATTATACAATATGGAAGAGACGGAATTTCTCAGAGATTTTGAAGGAATCAAGGACTACAGAACGTTCTTGGTAGGCTTGGACAAACAGTTCAAGTCGGCAGGTGTGTTGTATCGTGAGTTTAAGATTTTGGAAGGGATGGCTTCTATCGCTTTAAAGATTAGCCCTTCTATCCACAATTTTATCTCTAAGCAGCAAAGTGCTGTTTACAGTAAGTTACAGACAGAAGTTGACTCCCTGGCAAATAGTATAAAGCGAGGTAAGATATGCTTCATTAAGAACGAGGACTTGAACCAATAAGATTATGAAATATAATTGCATCAGAAATAGCGATTCTCCAGAAGTAATGAGAGCAAGGGTGAAGCACGGCATAGCTGCCTACGGAATCTACGTTGCTCTTATGCAACTATTGGAGGAAGACGAGGATCATAAGCTGTCAAAGGATTATTCTATGATAGCTTATGAGATGCGTGTTGATGTTTCCGTGGTGCAATCTGTAGTTGAGGATTTTGATTTATTTGAGGTTGAGGAAGAGTATTTCTATTCTAAGGAACTTTCAGACACTATCGAGCAGGCAAGAAAAGTCAGCGAAGCTAGAGCTAGAGCCGGTCGTGCCGGAGGTGCAGCAAAGGCTAGAAATTTCGTAGCAAATGCTAGCGAATCTCTAGCAAATGCTACAAATTCTCTGGCAAATGCTACAGATATTCTAGCAAATGCTAGCGAATCTCTAGCAAATGCTAAGCAAATGCCAGAGTCCAAAGAAAGTTCCCCAAACCCTTCAAAGAATATATATTCCGTTCCTACGGAACGGGAAGATAATATAAAATTATCTTCTCCTTCTAGCGCGCGCACGAGGAAATCGAAACCGAAAGAGTTTACCATCTGCCACAAGGGACGGCAAATATTCGAGAAGTACTACCAAGAACTCTATGACTCCGCCTATTATTGGCAACCCAAGGATGCAAAGGCTATGAACTCTATCCTAAAGAAGATTTCTTTTGCTAGAAGTCACAAAACAGTGCCGCTTCCGATAGATGAAGAGAGCTTGCTTAAGGCATTGGAAGAGTTTCTGCGTCGTATCGACAAGACTTGGATAATGAACAATTTTTCGGTTAACAAAATTGATTCTCAATACAACGAGATAGTATCAGAAATGAAAAATCATAGACAAAACGTAACAGACAATGGAAACAATACAAAGACAGGATGGAAAGCTCCAGACCACAAAGACACATCAGCGTATCGGTCGGGGTTTGGAGTTGCCGTTGGAAAATAGAGAGGCCAAGAACTTTCTTTACTATGCCTACAAACGAGAGGTGGAGAAAAGAAAAAGAACGTTCGTCTTCACTGACGAGCTAAAGGAAGCAATATCGAAAGTCGGGGATTTTCTTACTACAGAGACAAACTTTTACGGGCTGTTTATGCCCGGCAGTATTGGAAACGGCAAGACTACGATGCTAAAGTCTATTCGAGATTTGCTAGTTTATCTTGTGGACTCAAACAAGATTAGCTATTGCGAGGGTGACAAATATCCGCGTTTCGTCAAGGCTAGAGATATGGCTTACATGATTCACGATGACAGAAATGAGTTCAGAGCAATCAAGAATGCCAAGTTTCTCTTGATTGATGATTTGGGTGCCGAGCCAACGGAGATAGTCGCATACGGAATGCACTACAAGCCGTTTGACGAGTTGTTGGATTATCGCTATGAGCAGATGCTGCCCACGATTATCAGCTCAAACCTAACGGCCATTGACATCGGACAGAAATACGATGACCCAAGAATCGTAGATAGAATGCACGAAATGTTTGACATTTTAAGTTTTGAGGAGGTATCGTTCAGATGAGTTTGACACAATCACCATTTCAGAATCAGCCATTAGTGAATGACCCTAAGGCTGAGCAGTATGTTATCGGAAGTCTTCTCATTGACCCTACGGCTTATACCGTAGTCAGTCAGTATCTAGATGAAGACTGTTTCTATGACCCTATATGCCGTGACATTTGGAAAGCCGTTGATAACATGGGCAAGCACGGCATGCCGATAGATATCATATCCGTGTCATCCGAACTTGGCAAGCAGAAGTCGAACGTGACTTCATTGGACTTGATGAATATTTCGGCACAGATTGCTTCGTCAGCTCATGTAGAGTATCACGCCATCAGATTGCAAGACCTTGGCAGGCGAAGAAAGCTATGGGTAGTAGGCCAGCAGCTTTCCAAGGTGGGACTGTCAGAAGAGGTACTTACCGCAGACGCACACCAAGAGGCTATAGAGAGTATCGGAGGAGTATTCGAGAAGGCTGATGGAGTATTCACGCTCAATGATGCCATGAACAGCCTAAACGAGATAATGGTTAAGAACGCCACCGTTGGAGGTGTTACGACAGGAACCAAGACTGGCATGGAAAGATTCGATGAAAAGGGAGGACTGCAGAAGTCTGACTTGATTATCGTAGCCGGCGAAACTTCTCAGGGAAAGACGAGCCTCGCACTTTGCATGACAAGACACGCCATCGAAAACGGAGCAAAGGTTGCTTTCTATTCTATGGAAATGACGAAGGAGCAGCTTACGGCACGCCTGCTTTCCGCCAAGACGAACATCCCGGCCAACAACATTCTTTATTCGGGCAGTCTGGCGCCAAGCGAGATAAGGATGATTGATGATGCTAGAGGAAAGTTGCCCGGTGAGAATTTATTCTTTGATGATAAGAGTACGTCAAATATAGATTCTATCCTTCTTTCCATCCGAATGCTTAAGATGCAGAAGGACATAGACGGAGCAGTAGTTGATTACTTACAGATTCTCAACGTAAACTCCAGGAGTACGAGTTTCAGTAGAGAGCAGGCTATGGGTGATGCCGCACGAAGATTCAAGAACCTTGCCAAGGAGCTGAACATATGGATCATTGCCCTAAGCCAGTTGTCTAGAGATAGCAACTGTCCCGAGCCGAACTTGAACAGATTGCGTGATAGCGGACAGATAGGAGAAGCTGCCGATGTTGTCATCCTAGTCTATCGAGCAGAGTATTACAATAGAGCGTACCCTGCCCCATTCGATAATAAGGATGACTACCCTACTGACGGAACGGCTATGATAGACGTTGCCAAGGGACGTAATATCGGAACATTCAAATTCTTTATGGGATTCAACAAGAATACGACAAACTTTTTCAAGACAAATTTAATCAACGAGGAAGTGCAGGTTCCTTTCGAGAAGCCAGAAGAAACAGATGCACCATTCTGATAATCAGACAGTTACAAAGTATTATAATTTAGTATTTTTAACTAAAAAAGTCGTTGGTAAATTTGCATATATCAGAAAATTTTCGTACCTTTGCATATAGATAAAAGGTAGTGCTTTTGGATATACAGGAGCTACCTTATAAGTTGAACCAATTAAAATTATAAAGATTATGAAACAGATTAATAATATCAAGTACACTGAGTACGGAACAATGGAAGGTGGAGATTTCACAGCTACCGTAAGAGTAAAGGTAAACCCTTACTTGTCAGGAGTATTCGCAAGAGTTGTCAAGGAGAATCATCGTGAAATTTGTTGTGGTGCCTACGACAAGGGCAACGGAATCATTGATATTGACTTTATTGATGTATATCCATTCAACGTTTTGCTTGATGAGATTTCTAAGTTGACAGACATTAAATATGAGTTTGTAGAGCCAAAGGAGGATTAATTATGGAGACACTTTCTGAGTACATGCTTCGCAGATTTTGTTCTGCTTATCCGTCAGTTCCAATTACACTTTCAAAAGTCAAGGCTTATCTTGACACGGTTGATGATTGGAGAGAGTTAGATGACAGCCATTTGGCACTATTATACAATTTTAATCTTAAAAAATAGAAAGGGAATAATTATGAGAAATTCAAATTTCAATCTTATCAAGTCGTTAGGTTACATCGTGGTTCTTGCCAGCTTGACACCATGCTCTGTTCCTCACGAGTATTGGAAGAATACGAATGATGGTCTTCTGTACGGTCACGTCGGAGATAGTGATGAGGAGTATAAGCTGTTAATGATGGAGGGACAGGTATGACATACTACGATTTCAAGAAGCAGCAGCAGGACGAGTTTGACAAGCTGCCAATGAAGGCTGCATTCGGAGACAAGCAGTTCAAGGACATGATGGCTGAATGGGGGCTTACCACAAGTAAGGAAGACTTAGAAAAGGTATGTTCCATCGGTGCCGGTGCATATTGCCTTAAAAAGGATTACCATCTGTTCATTGAATTTGGTGAGCGCTCTGTCAAGGAGTCAGAGGAGTTTCTGAACAACGATGAGAATTTGGTAAATGCCTTGAAATATGAATTTGGCAATCATGAGTGTGGCCTTACATTTGAGTTTGAAAATGGTATCATCGCTTTGGGATATACCGTCAAGGAGTTTCTTTCAGATGACAGAAAGAAGAAGCTTTTTGTAAAGGCACGTAAGGAATACATTAATAGTCTGGAGGGTTAATATGAATACAAAGAATTTCGGAAACGGATATGTAGGTATCAAGATCAACAGTATTTCTGAAATAATGAAATACAATGCACTTAAAGAGCAATTTTCTATTTGGAACGAGTATGAATGCGCGTTTGATGATGATGTCGAGGTTACGGATGACGATGGAAACGTTACAGAACGAGAGCCGACAGAAAACGAGAAGATAGAGCGAATCCTGGAAGCTTTCAATAATGGAACCGTTTTATATGCAGTTTTCCAGCTGGATTGTGGACGAGTCTTTTCCGATTTAGCTACTACTTTCCAAAGTAAGTACGCTATCGGGCAGCAGGTCTTCACTATGAAGGATAACAAGATTGTCTCCGGTAGAATTGTCTTCATATCTCTTTCAGATTATGAAGACGACAAAAAGCTGTATGTCGATTATCATTGTAGAGATATTGGAGAGAAAATATACAATATAGTGAGTGCTAATTTGTGTCCTACAAGATACTTAGATTATTATTCTTTCAGTGAACGTGACCGAATAGAGAGAAATCTCAAAGCAGCACTAAACAAGAACTACGTTATTCTGGAGATAGATAGAAATTATGTAAGTAGAAAGCATGGAGAAATATATTCTTCAAAAGAAGAACTTATCAAGCATTTAATGGAACAATAGTTATGAACGTAATAAGAGTGACAGGAAATACAAAGAACAGAATAGATGCAATCTTTACAGGCAACAAGTATCTGTTCTTTAGCCCGGACTTCGGGCTGGTTGCTATTGCAACGAGAGTATCAATGGATGAAAACTTCTCTTACTTCAATGTTGAGTTGACTGAGCAGATTAGTCCTAAGCTGATTAACAAGGTAATCGACAAAGAAGAGGCTTCCATGAAACGTGTCTGTAGATTCAACTGTATCAATTTGGAGGAAATGCCACAGCATACTCTTCCATATGTGGTAGATATAACATTAGAGAAAAGATAGCTATGGTGGTAAAGGAAATGGTTCGGTACAAGAGAACTGCTGATATGGAAGAACTCTATCTGATGCTCAATAATGATTCTGTAGCCTACAACCTTTGGCACGATGCTGCAGAAAAGTACGCTCTGAAGATGGTAAACGGAGAGGCGGTAATGATGGAGAATGTCGCCCATGTGATGATTGCAAGAATCATCCAGTCATGTGACAGACTGATAAACTGGCGCAGAAAGATGATTACTGATGCCCTGGATATTACCAAAGAGCAGAAGGAGATTGTCGCATGGCAGTGGTTCTATAATAGTATGATGGATTTATATACTTATTATAAAGGTAGGCAAAAGTAAGGTTTAACGATTTGGGTATTAAGGACACCCGTTAGTTAGATACCTTATTCTTATCTGGCAGCCGGAAAGACGGCAGCCTACCTTTTAAAATATTAAATATGAAAGATTACGATTACTTATCTCTTATCGTAGAGATTTCCCCGCAGCATCAGAGTTGTTTTGAGGAAATTGAGGATTACGAGAAGGTTTGCAGACTGAATAGTGTCGGTGACCAGAATGCCATCTTGGAATTCATGCTCCAATGGGATTATGGAGAAGATACATCAGATACACAAACAGAGTTAGACAAACATGAAGATGTGCTCATCGAGACCGACACACATATTCTAGCAAGATGTGAATCTAAGAACTTCGGTTGGCAGGGTGACGCATTCTTCCTTTACAGAAAGGACAAAAAGAAATGAAGAATATTTATCACATACATCAGTCTTCCAATTCCTATTGGGATAGCCGTTGGACTGATACAGACTATTATCTTTGCGACAGCGAGGAAGAGTATCAGCAGAAATTGGCTGAATACACCGAGAAGCGTAAGCAGATTGAGAAGGAGTTCAAGGAGAACCCAACGGAACTTAGCAAGAGTCGAGCACTATTCCTGCAGCTCAGCAAGGAGCAAAAGGTGCATGCCAGCGAATACTATTACGGCCATGAATGGTGCGGCAAGGAGTTCGATGCTTTCGGTTTCTGCTGGAGTGAGAGGTTGGAGAGAAGCACGCATTACAAGTACTTCTTAAAGCCGGGTTCCGTAACAAATGAAAGCGTAAGTTCCGCTGTAGGCAGATTTACAGGATATGGAAGTTAAACTTAATAAGATTGGAGGTGATTTATGTAAAAACAAGTAGTATTATCACTAACAGGTCGGGGATTGATTATATAACAATAGTAATGATGTTCTATATTTTGTTGGCAGCTCGGAAAGACGGCACCCGACCTTTAAAATTTAATCAGTATGGAAATAGAAGAATTAATAAAAATAGCAGAGTCTAATTCCTGGACTGTCACCGAAGAGGAATACACAAATGGAAAAGGATTACTCTTTTCAAGATATTCACCTGCAGGTCAAGACTTCTCAATATCAACCGGACCATTTGAAAGTGCGGAAGAATTGCTTGAACACATAAAAGAGTATCATGACAACTTTGACGTCGATTATGAGACCTATATTTGGTTAGATAGCGACGGACACGGAAAGAATGGTGCCCCATATCACATAAAGGATGTTGTTGAGGATATGGAGTACTGTAAGAAGATGATTTTGGACTTGTATAAATTATTACTTGGCGCTTATGAAAAGAAGTGAATTATTTATGGCTTGTGCCAACGAGTATAGTTACAGATGCAATTCCGATTGTGACAACTGTCAGTTATACCTTCGTTACTTAAAAGAAAAGGAGGATTGATTATGAAAGGGAAAGATATTATCGCGGTCAGCAGTTTTGGCGTACAAACATACTATCCTATCGGACAGAAGCTTAGTATAAACGGGAAAACCTGCGTGGTAGCGGAACGTGGAGATTGTGTTAATTGCGTCGTTTGCGTACCTAACGTTCCACTTCACGATAAAGAAGTTACTTGTGCAAACCTAGCTTGTATTGCTGGCGACAGAGAAGATAAAACTAGTGTTCATTTTAAAGAGATTTAATTATGAAGGTATATCTGATTTATAAAGATGATGCCTGGCATACAAAGGGAAGCGGCGAATTGCTCAGAGTAGCCGACAATCTTCAGAAATGCTACGCAACAGCCGAGGCAAACGGAGCTTCGGAAGAGCAACTTAGAGATTTGCGCAACATTGGACAAAGTCAGTGTAGTGGGAAAAGTTACGAATTTAACATAGAAACATGGGAGGTTACATAAAATGAAATATGATGTTTGCATTCAAGAAACTTTGAGTAAGACAATAACCGTAGAGGCAGATACAAACACGGATGCTTGCTCTATGATTAGAGAAAAGGTTAATAATGGCGAGATTGTTCTTTCTGCTGACGATTTCACTGGTTGTAGAATTATAACAGCACAGGAAGCTTATGGAAGTGAAGACAACGAAGACTGAGTACAGAGAACTGCTTAACGTTCTAGAAAAAGCAGCTAATCTGATTGACGAAAAAGCTACTCGAGCCAGAGAACTTGATTTAGCTAGAAGATTAAGCAGGTCAAAGGCTTTGCTGGTAAAAAGAAATGGCAGTCTTCAAGGAGAAAGCGGCGATAGTCATTAACGGCATCGTGTACGTGGCGGAACCAATGGATGACTGCGAGGATTGTGCGTTTTGTACGGGCTTGGCACAATGCAGCGTAGATTTCATTTGCATCTCTATGAGAGAAGCATTCCGTAAGGGATTTAGAAACAAGCCCATCGGTTTCAAAAAATGGAAAGGTTATGAAAGGAACAGAAACATTCAAGAAGGTAATCAAGGCATATCTTGACAAGCGTGCAGCAGAGGATGAGTTGTTCGCAAAGGATTACGCCAAGCCTGGCAAGAATATCGATGACTGCTGCGACTTTATTATCTCAGAGGTCAAGAAATCCGGAAGACAGGGGTTTGACGATGATGAGATTTATGGAATTGCAGTTCACTATTATAATGAAGAAGAAGTTTCATTCACCAAGAATCAGAATTGCACCATTGTTACAAATCTCTCAGACCAGACCAAGGAGAATCTGGAGAAGAAGGCTGAGGAGGAGTTCAAGCAAGCCAAGATCATGGAGCTCAAAAAGAAGGAGTCCGCAGAGAAGGAGCGTATGAAGAAGAAAGCCGAGGCTCAGAAAAAGAAGGATGCAGAGATTGGGCAGTTGAGTTTGTTTGATTTTTAATATGTGAATTATGAAGCCAAGAAATAAGACAGAACGTGAAGTTGTAAAACTCTCTGACAGAATTCCGGAGTTATCAGACAAGCAACGTGAGTGGGCCATCAAGACTTGCATCTCTGAAAATGATGCCTACAAGTATGGTGACAGATTTTCAAGAGGGTGTTTCTATCTAGTATGCACATTCAAGGGATGGCAGGTCCTCAGGTACTTCCAGGTAAGAGTGAAGTTCCGGTTCCACAAGATGGTTAATGAGAAGATTTACTTCAAGGAGTGTATGCAGCAATGGTTGAAAGACGGGGAATATGTTTTTCTTGCCAAGCAGAGAACTAGCGGATACATGGTAGATTCTTTTTCTACTTTCGGAAAGCTGGAAGTTAAAACGCATACTGTATGGAGCAGTCTGGGCGACCCTCGCGATATCGGATTTGATGGAGTGTACTACGCTTCAGTCCAAGATAAGTATAAGTACGCTCTCAGAGACTTCATGGAAAAGATTCCGTGTGACGATATCTTCCGTTCCGTTAATGCTAACACATACAATGAAACTCTCATGAGACGTGATGTTGATATGTGGAAAATGTGCAAGTACCATGAAGCCGTCTTTGATAGAGATAAGATGTCAGCAGTTAAGATTGCCGTCAGACATGGAAAGGCTACTTATATCTATGATAGCCTATGGTGGGATATGCTCGATAGCATCATGTATCTCAAGAAAGATGTACGTAACCCTTCTGTCGTTTGCCCGGAGAATCTTCGTGAGGCACACGACAAGTGGCTTAAATCCGCTGACAATAAGAAAAGAAAGGTGGCAGATAGAATGGAGAAATTGCGTCTGATTGCAGACGAGAAGAGAGAGCTTGCATATTTGGAGCGTGTCGCTAAAGCCGAAGAGGAGAATAAGAAAAAGGCAGAAGCACTGGCTAATGTATATATTGCCAGAAGAAAGCAGTTCTTTGATATAGACATAAAGGATGGTGTCATAGACATACAGGTTCTTAAGTCCGTCCAGGAGTTCTTCGAAGAGGGCAAGGAAATGGGGCACTGCGTATTCAGAAACGGCTATTACGATGTGAACAAAAAACCGAACTGCCTCATACTTTCTGCCAAGGTAAACGGGCAGCGCATGGAGACAATCGAAGTAAATCTAGCCGATGTTACCGTCGTTCAATGCCAGGGTCACGGAAACATCAATTCCGCTTTTCACGATGCCATTCTGAAGCTTATCAAAGACAATCTGTGGCAGATAGAATCAAGGCTTCCAAACAGAGCAAGCAGAACGGCATAATTTTTAGTATTTTTGGCTAAAATTTTCGTTTGATATATTTGCATATATCGGGATTTTTTCGTATCTTTGCGTATGGAAAGAGCCTATTTTGCGGTATTTTTGGCTATCCAAGCCGCATATATGCACAATTTTATGTTAAAATATAGTTAATTTCAGATTTTTAGTATTTAATCATTAAATATTTTATTAAATTTGCAGCGATGGAATACGATTACAGTAAGCTCAGAGAGTTCATCAAGCGTTGTAAGTGGCAATGGGCTACTTCGATGATAGACGTTCCTCATGAGTACATTCACAGAGACAAGTGCGCATTGACAAACGACGAGTTCTATTACTTCGTCAGCGCACAGCGAGACAATGGAGTCCATGAAAGATGGGGAAAGTATAATTTCCCGTACCTTTACATTGACGGTTACAAGTATTGGACGATGGGCGATCCATTCGAGACTACTTGGATTCTGAACAGACAGAAGGTTTTCAACGAGTTTGACTTCCTTGAGTGGCCGGTACCGCGAATCTATTCGAACCAGGAAATGGACGTGATGGCAAAGTCAATCATGTTCACGTTCAAGGACAGGAAGTTTTTCGAGGCTGGCATCGGAAACGGAGATTTCGTAGCCTATACCAAGATAAAGCCGGAAATGTATTATGGTGTTGATCCAAGCAAGAAGGCTATCAAGCAGTTCAGGGAGAAGACCACAGGGTTCTTCCGCAGATGCTCCACAATTTCGTTTGAGGAGGCGATAAAGAAATGGATGTCAGCAGACAGCGTTGTGGTAGCCCTTTTCGGTACGGCTTCCTACTTCATGCCTCAGTATCTTCGCAAGCTGGGCGAGAGTGGTCTAGATTATTGCCTTATGTTCTACAAGGATGACTACACCCCTGCAGAGTTCGAGGAAATGCACCATTTCACCTACGACAGAATGCAGTTGAAATCGATGTTCCCAAATTGTAACATATACAATCACAAGAATTTCGTAACCATTTCAAGTAAAAAAATCACCTGGCAACAGGCAACAGTAGAAAATGAATTATTCCCAGTATGATAAAATAGCAAGTAAGTACGACACTTTGTTTCGTGACGAAACGAGTCTCGTTGAGAACCGTGAGGTGGGGCACATGCTCCCACCTCTCAACGGTTCAATTCTAGACATTGGATGTGGTACTGGCTTGCTTACAGAGATTGCAGAAATCGACCCACAGGAATACCTAGGAATTGATCCTAGTAAAGGAATGTTGGAACAGTTCACTAACAAATACCCAGCCTATAAGGATAGGGTTGTATGTGAGCCTTTCGACGGAAAGAGTTTAGATTGCAGGAATTTCGACAATATCGTAGCATTGTTCGGTTCCCCATCTTATCTTTCCCGTTATGCCGTTCTGGCAATATCGCAGTGCAAGGCTCGCAAGTTCTTGATGTTCTACAAGGAAAAATATCATCCGGTCACTTATGAGAAGTGTGATGTGGAGTTCAGACATTTTTTCTATTCAAAGAAGGTCTTGTGCAGTCTTTTTGGTGAAGAAAATGTATCAGAGTATCACAATTATTTAATAGTAAATTGCGTATGACATCACAGAAAGGTTTGCGTTATGATGGCAGTATTGATAAATACCCCATCACAGAAGGCGAGATTTACAGTTTAGGCAATGGTAGTAAGATTACCATTGCCGATATTACTTTGGGGCTTCCTGAGTTTTCAAAGAATGCCGATTGCGTATTCATCGACCCGGCAGGAAGTAAAGGTGTCCTCAAAGCGTATTATACTAAGGCGGAGAAGCAATGCCCAGTTGACAATTTTGACGAGTTCGTTGCCCACATTAAGAGGTGCATCGAGCAGATTAATCCGGACAGACTATTCGTCGAGTGCTTCTACAGAAATAAGAAGCAGTTGGTTCCTATGGTAGAATCGTTGTTCCCTCATGTAAAAATCTACGAGAACACCTATTATCATAAGCCAGATTGCAAGTGCTGGATTATCCAAGGCACCAAGCAGGCAGAAGACTGGGGACTCCAGGGAATGGATGAATGGGATGCGGTGTTCAAGATTTGTAAGGATGTTCCGTTCAGCTCTATCACAGACTTCTTCATGGGTCAAGGACTTGTTGCCCAAGCAGCCTATGCCGCAGGTAAGGTTTTCTATGGTAGCGATATGAACAGAAACCGTTTGGCTGTAGCCATAAGCAAGGTAGCCAAGCGAGGTGGAGAATGGACAGTAACTAAATAATTACGCATATGATTAAACTCTCTCAGATTATCATCCTCAACGTTCCGAAGCGAGAACGTGAGGGCAAATACCTTAAGAAGTTGATAGAGACCAGCACGAAGCCTTATGGTATTCCTGTCAGTATCTCTATGGACCGAGGTAAGGGTCTTTGGGACAATTATTCCCAAGCGTTGACGCAAGAGGTAGCGGAAGGAACCCATCGCATGGTTATCCACGATGACATTACCTTTGACCGCAACATTCTTGCCAAGATTTTACATATTCTCTCTTTTGCTCCCGAAAACAATGTTATCAGTTTCTACAATCCTACAAATGGTGACTATACTGATTGTTACGCAAAGGGCAAGCACGTTATTTCTACAAAGACTAATTTCTGGCTGCAGGCTAGCGTATATCCAAATGACCTAGCCAAGGACTTTGTTGAAACTTCAAACAAGATGACGGATGATCAGACACGTTATGATGATTCGCGCCTTAAGGCATACCTTCAGGCAAAGGGTATCGACCTTTACGCTATCGTTCCCGGTCTGGTTCAGCATTTCGGTGCATACAGAAGCACATTCAACAATCCAGGCGCCGTAGGTGGCATTCCTCGAAACAGTAAGACCTACGACAACCAGTTTGATGTAGAGTCTGTAGATTGGGAGAGTGAGTTCAAGAATCCTTATTTGGCTAAGTCAAGCAAGGATTGGGTTAAGGAAATCGTAAACAAGGAATTTCTCGATGAATACAAAAAACTCTAAGGAAAATCTAGCCTTGAAATTGGCGAAGGACAATATCGAGGTTGAGCAGGTGAAGCCGCTGCATATTGAATACGTCAAGGTTGATGACATTTATCCGAATGACTATAACCCTAATACGCATGATGCAGACAGTTTTGACCTTCTCATCAAATCGTTGCTCTATTTCGGATTTACTCAGCCTATCGTTGTCAACCGCTCGACGATGCAGATTGTGGACGGAGAGAACAGATACCGCGCCGCCTGCGTCATCGGATATGAGATGGTTCCTGTATGCTTTGTTGATTTCGACGAAGAGAAGTTGAGATATGCAACAATCATGCACAATGCCGCTCGCGGCCACAACAATAATGAAATGATGGGCAGGCTTAAGGATTACCTTGACACCCATTTCAGTAATTCCAGCGACAAGGTATTATTAAACAATAGAAATAAGAAATGATATTTTACAGTGACAAAAACGTTTATGAGGCAGCTCTTGAAAGATTCAGATATATCTTTCGGGAGTTTTATGGTAAGCGTAAGATTGTCGTGACGATGTCGGGAGGAAAGGACTCTACCGTGGTTCTCAACCTTGCGCACGAGGTTATGAAGGAGATGGGAATTGAAAAGATTCCCGTCCTCTTTCTAGACCAAGAGGCAGAGACTCCAATGACTATCGAGTACATACGATACATCATGCACTTGCCGTGGGTTGAGCCATATTGGATTCAGTCATACTTCCAGGAATGGAATGCCTCAAAGGGAGAATGGTTCAATGTATGGGGTCCAGGAGAAAAGTGGATTCGTGAGAAGGAGCCAGATTCTTATGGCGATTTGGAAATCCCACACAATCAGTATTTCTCCAAGACCCTTGATCAGGTACACAGAATGCTCTTCGGCAAAGACTACCTAACTTTGGGAGGTGTTCGTATCGAGGAGTCGCCGGCACGTTTATCGGGTCTTACTAGAGGCGAGTGCCTTCCAGGTATTACGTGGGGAGGTGGTGGCGGATATTATAAAGACGGCACACCGAGAAGTCTGGTACTCTACCCTATTTGGGATTGGAAGGTTTATGATGTATGGTATTACATCTTCAGCAACAAGCTTCCGTACTGCAAGCTCTATAACTATCAGTTCACGCAGAAGCTACTCAGAGCGTGCCGAGTTAGTTCTCTCATTCATGAGCAGGCTATCCACGACTTAGGTTTCATCAAGGAAGTTGATCCATGGTTCTACGACAAGCTTGTGCGAAGAGTAGCAAACGTCAACACATCTGTACACGTATTTAATGAAGTAGCAACATATTGCTACAACTTGCCACCTTATTTCAAGGATTGGGATGAATACGTTGACTATCTTGCAGATAATCTTTGTGAGGATAAGAAGAATGCAGAGACTATCAAGAAGGGTTACCGTGCTGCCAAGAAGAGAAATACAGCTAAAGCCGGTCATTGCCAGGAGTGCATTGATTATGTAATACATCAGATTGGCTACACAAGTGCCGTCTGCGTAATTGCGGAAGATTTCGGAATGAAGCGCATTCAGAGCGTAGAGCGTTCTTTGCGTCAGTATTTGAGCGACAATTATGTTAAAATAGAAAAAGCTAATAAGGAATATGAATCTTCAAGAGAACATCAAGAAGGAGTTTGATGCTGCCAAGGATAAGGTGCAGTTTTTGAACGACCTCAGAAAGTATATCAGTTCCTTATCTCCGGAGAACGTCAACCCTGTAGATTGCGTGCTTTGGGTTGACAAGGATATGGTTGTAGCCAACAACTACAACCCTAACCATGTGGCAGATAAGGAAATGCGTCTTCTCTATACATCCGTGAGGGAAGACGGTTACACAATGCCTATCGTTACCATTTGGGACGAGAAGCTGCAGAAGTATGTAATCATCGACGGTTTCCACAGAAACCTCGTTATTCGCAAGTTTGCGGACATCAATGAGCGATGTGGCGGAAAGTTGCCGATTGTGGTCCTAGACAAGGACATCGACCAGCGTATGGCATCAACAGTAAGACACAATCGTGCCCGTGGAAGTCACTCTGTAGATGGAATGGTAAACATCGTTTTCAATATGCTCAGAGATGGTGTGTCTGAGCGTGAGATTTGCGAAAAGGTAGGTTTGGAGCAGAAAGAGCTTGTAAAGCTTAAGTATGTTACCGGTTTCGCCAAGATTTTCAAGAACTATAAATATAATGCGGCTATCGAAAAGGTTGTCGACGAGAGACGCGTAGCAAGAGAGACAGCCAAGAAGAAGGAGGATAAGAAATGAAAGTAAAGTCAGTTAAACTCAGTGAAATCTTTCCTTACTATGACAACCCTCGTGACAACACGAATGCGGTTGAGCCTACGAAGGAGAGTATCAAGCGTTTTGGATTCGTTAAGCCTATCCTCGTTGATAAGGCAGGTGTAATCATTGCCGGTCACACAAGATACGTGGCTGCTTACCAGTTGGGCATGGAGTTCGTTCCTGTCGTTTACTCGGATATGGACGACGAAATGGCAAAGAAGTACCGCATCCTCGATAACAAGCTGGCAGAGAAATCTTCCTTTGATGAAGACCAGCTTTTGGAGGAATTGCGCAACATGGAGGTTCCTACCGATATGCAGGCATTCTTCTTTGAGGACATCAATCAGATGCTCAACTTCTCCCTCGACAGCATCAACCAGCAGGCAGAAGAGTATGGTGGATTCCAGGATGACTATTCTCAGGTTGATGAGGAGAACTTCGAGGCTCCATCCAATGAAGAGGCTGGCGAAAGCGAGGAAGCTTCTTCAGATGAGGAGGAAGACCCTGCCAAAGATTTGTTCGTTCTCAAAGAGCGCGAGGACGGTTCACATTATATGAAGGTCGTTTGCCCGTATTGCGGAAATATGGAAACAATAGAAATTGAGGATTAACAGGTATGGAAGAGATTAAGATTAATGACAAGGTAATTGAGTTACCTATTGACAGTATCGTGCCTCATGACGGTTCGCACAAGACCGACGAGACGGCAGTACAGGCAATCATGCAGTCCATCAAGGATTTCGGCATCACTCAGCCTATTTCCGTTGATAAGAACAACGTGATTGTAACCGGTAACGGTGTGTATAAGGCTGCTAAGGCATTGGGAATGGATAAGGTTCCATGCATCCGTGTTGACTATCTGACTGATGAGCAGATTAAGCAGTATAGAATCGCTGATGACAAGACGTCCGAGTTTGCCACTTGGAACGAGAAGAAGCTTCGCAAGGAGCTCTCCTATCTCGGTGATCCTAACAGCATTCAGTTTGCTTTCGATGAGAGCATTGCCGGTATGCTTGGACTCAATGCTAAGCCAAAGGAACAGAAGCCTGCGGCCGCACCTTCAAAGGCTGAGACTAATCATACGGCTAAGAAGGTCGTAACGGAAGCCCAGAAGGACCAGAAGTTCAAGGAGGAAATGAAGGGCGTTGAGGAGAATATCCAGGTCAAGCCTTCAGAGTATTATGAGTATAATTGTTCCGCTTGCGGTAAACTAGTAAAAGTTAAGAAGCCATGACAGATGAATCATCACAGCCGAAAGTAAAGTCTTTCGTACATAGAATCCCCAATCCTGTTGGAAGACCATATAAGATTAAGTCTTCTCAGGAATTATGGGATAAGTTTGTAGCTTACTGTGATGATGTTGAAAACGACCCTTGGCAGCAAAAGACTGGTAGCAATTCTATTGCAGGTGGCAGCGGCAAATCCACAAATTCCATGAGACAAGAGGTAAGGGTTTTCAGAAGAGCCTATACCCTTGTCGGATTTTGTGCTTTCTGTGGCATCGTTCAGAAATGGGCGGATTTCAAGAGAGGTAATCTTAAGAGACCTGGCTTTGAGCAGGTGATAACACAGATTGAGAATGTCGTGATGGCCCAGCAGATTGATGGTGCCATGCTTCATCAGTTTGATTCCAGTATTGTTGCAAGGCTCAACGGATTGGCAGATAAGCATATTCAAGAAGTAACCGGCAAGGATGGCGAGGACTTCAAGTTCCCTAAGCTGTCCTTGGATGATATTAAAGAATTACAGAAGATAAATGGACTTTGAGAAACAACGTTTTCTTCATAAGCAGTTAGTGGCATCGTCCCTGCTGCAATTCACTACTAAGATGTTCGCCTATACTGCTCGACGAGAGTATGTAGTAGGCGAACATCACAGGATTATATGTGATGCGCTCATGGATGTGATAAGGGGAAAGACGAATAAGCTGATTATCAATATCAGCCCTCGTTACGGAAAGACCCTCTTGTGTTCACAGATGTTTATCGCATATGGTCTTGCGCTGAACCCTGCTTCAAAGTTTCTGCACATATCTTATTCCGGAACCCTCGTCCAGGACAATTCAATGGCAGTCAAGGACACGATAACTTCCACATATTTTCAAACACTATTTCCGAATGTCAAAATCAGAAAGAACGATAACACAAGATCAAAATGGAGCACAACGGCAGGTGGTGGTGAGTATGCTACATCTACCCTGGGTCAGATCACAGGTTTTGGTGCAGGTCAGCCAGACTGGACCGAAGAAGACATAAAGAACATGGATAAGTTTATGGCTACGTTCAACCCCGGTCACTTTTCGGGAGCCATAGTTATCGATGACCCTTTACGACCGGACGATGCTTTGTCCGATAACGTCAGAGAGTCTATCAACAGACGTTTCGAGACAACCATCCGTAACCGCGTTAACTCACGTCATACGCCAATTATCATCGTCATGCAGAGGTTACACGAGCACGACTTGTGCGGTTACCTTCAAGAGATTGAGCCGAATGAGTGGAAGGTTGTTTCCCTCCCGGTAATACAGACAGACGAGGACGGAAAGGAGCGAGCCTTGTGGCCGTGGAAGCATACGCTGGAGGAGCTGTATAAAATCAAGCATGCCAGCGAGTTCGTATTCGAGACACAGTACATGCAGAACCCAACCCCTATGGAAGGTCTTATGTACCATGCCTTCAGAACATATGATGACCTGCCGGACAGAAGGTATGCAAGAATGATTGGCAACTACACCGACTCGGCAGATACCGGTTTCGACTTCCTTTGCTCTATATGCTTCGATGCGCACGATGATGGCTACTATGTTACCGATGTTCTATACACCAAGCGACCGATGGAATACACGGAACCAGCGCAAGCCAATATGGTTAAGCGCAATCAGACAGACGTGTGTTTCGTTGAAAGTAACAACGGTGGCCGCTCTTACGCCCGCAATGTCGAGCGTATAACAAGGGAACACGGAAACAGAATCACCCAGTTCGTAACGTTCACGCAATCGAAGAACAAACAGATTAGAATCTTCACTCGCTCCAGCGAGGTAAACAATAAACTAGTTTTCCCTTCTAATTGGGAACAGTTGTGGCCGGAGTTCGCCCACGATATGAAATCCTACAGAAAGGAAGGATATAACGCTCACGATGATGCGCCGGACGCTTGTACGGGCATCATAGAGAAGTGCGAGGAGTGGCTTAACAATGCTACCGATGCACAGCTCAGACGTGGCGGTTTCTTGTAATTTCTTTTTTAAACCATGTTAGCTAGGCGTTTGCTCGTGAGAGTATGCGCCTTAACTATTTGATTACCAATGTATTACAATTTAGTATTTTTAACTAAAAAAGTCGTTGGTAAATTTGCATATATCAGAAAAAATTCGTACCTTTGCATATAGATAAAAGGTAGTACTTTTGAATATACAGGAGCTACCTTATAAGTTGAACCAATTAAAATTATAAAGATTATGAAACAGATTTCTAGTGAAAAGTTTGAAAATACAAGAAAGTATTTAGAAAACAGATATGCCGGATTTTTGAAAGGTAAAAATGGAACACGTCACATCACCGATGATGAAGTCAGAGCATATTTGAATACTCACAGCCATAAATAAAATAGTAAGCGATGCTTACAATAGTTGAACCAATTAAAATTATAAAGATTATGAAGAATTTAGTTTATGCTCGCTTCGAGAGAATGACAGTTAATGAAGTTTCAGAGCTTATGAGAATAGCATCAGGAAAGATGGCAATCAAAGTAGCTTCAGTTGCTCCTACATTGTTCCGAGTTTCAGCATATGGCATCTTTGATGGAGATGCAGAGGACTGGGGCTTCGAAAGTGCAGATTGCGGAATGTTCCAGGGAGAAGAGGAGTTCGAGGCAACCAAAAAGTTGTACGAGACCACCATCGCTTAAATAGTAAAAACAGACGTTGAACCAATTAAAAATAAAGATTATGGGTACTTTGTTAGTTACATTCTACAAGGAAGTGTTTCACGGTATGGATAACAAGACCTTAGAAAAGGTTGAGTTCGAACATAAGAAGGACGTGAGCAAGAGTGATTATGAGAACATGACAGACGCTTACGACATTGCGGTAAGCAGAGGTCACAACCCTAGTAAGAACATTTCAATAAAGGAGGTTTAGTTATGGACGGTATTTTTGAAACAAAGCTTCTCAAATACAAGAAGCACATCATCCAGGTTTTTGAGGATATGTTCGGTCAGAGATACGTCTATATCGACGGTAAGACGCAGACTTATTCTATTAACAATGCAAAGAGAATGATTAGCCTATGTTGTCAACAGTAATATTCACGGATGGCGCCCAGAAGAATGTGGAGCCATCCAACGGAACGGATTTCTCATTGGAGGAGTTGAGGGGATTTGTAGGTGGCCACATCGAGTTGGTCCGACTCAGCAAGTCGCAGGTAATGGTAGTTAATGAGGAAGGCAAGGTTTACGACCTTCCTCAGAACGAGAACGCCACGATGCTTGTGAATATTGCAGGTATCAGAGACGTAATAGTAGGTAATGTATTAGTTTGTGACATAAATAAAATCAAGTAATATGGATAAGAATGATTTGATGAAGTACCTCGTAGAAGAGGCAGAGTATAGTGAGACTGAAGTAGCCGAAATGACTAACACGGAGTTGCTGGATCATTGGCTGGAGTACAACGGAATTTGCGGTTTCACAAAGGACATCAAGGATGTTATTGAGGCTGCTTTTGATGTAGATTTGGAGGACTAGCCATGTACAAAGAGAATATAGGAACTGACAGATATGGGCGCACGATGCGCCTATATCACTCCTGCAACACGGTCTATTGCGACCACGTCAAGAACGATAAGGTTGTCAGGACAAATCAGATTAAGGTAGATAACGACATCATCTTAATGTTCAGTGCTTCACATACGAGCGGAGCCTACATTTACGATGAGATTCATAGAAGATATGGGAAATGGCTATGAAAAAGATTATCACCATTGAAGTAGAAAGCTCTAGTGTAGAGTGCTATAGTAGCTTCTATACGGACCTGGAGTCTTTCGTCACGCACAGAGTGAATGGTACTCCATTGAGAATTAAAATAACCTCAGATATTAAGTAGCGTATGAAACCAATGTTAGCAACAAGATATTATCCGTCACAGACGAAGTTTCCTTGCTTCGCCCAGCCTAAGTATGACGGAGTTCGCTGCATCCTTCATGAAGGAGAAGGTGGCGAGGTTCACCTCACATCGAGAGGCGGTAAAGAATACGATGTTCCTCAGATTAAGGCTTGGGGAGAGAAACACCGCGGCGTGCTTCCTTTGGATGGGGAGATATACAACCACCAGGAATTGACCTTCCAGCAGATATGCTCTGCCGTCAAGTGCCGTTCTGCTATGACTGACAAGCTACGTATGGTTATCTACGATGCACAGATTCCGGGAAGCTTTTCTACCAGATGGAAAGTTCTGCAGGAGGAGTTTTCTTCCATTGATCCAAACGGACCTGTGTACCTTACGCAGACTTTCGTTGCCCATTCAGAGAAGGACATCAAGCGATGGCACAAGATATTCGTTTCCACCGGTTACGAGGGTGCCATTATCAGAAATGCAGATGGAATCTATACCGAGGGCAGAAGCAATGACCTTATGAAGCTGAAATCGTTCGATACGACGGAGTTCAAGGTTGTAGATGTTTTGGAAGCGGAGGGCAATGATGCGGGTACCGCTATATTCAAACTGAAGTGTGGAGAGTACGAGTTCTGTGCCCGCCCGGTAGGTTCAAGGTCACTCAGAGCTCAATACTTAGCCGACAAGGAAGAGTTGATAGGTATGGCGGCTACCGTTCAGCATCAAGGGTATTCTGACGCTGGAGTGCCGAGATTCCCGGTATTGTTGAACATTAGGGATTACGAGTAATGGCAGCATTAAATATTAACGAGTATTACGGCTGCTTCTCTTGCGAGGCTGCTGACGAGCACGGGAATGGTTGCAGGCACGGTCTGCTGTTCCCGGTACTGCTTGCGATGGGAAACAAGAGAAGCTGCCCAAACTATAAATTCGAGGAGAAATAACTATGGAAGTAAAGGTTAAGATTAAGAGAAATTATGAGCCAAAGTCAACTCTTGCGGTTCTCATTAACTATAAGAGAGGGCTGCAGAGATTGGTAAAATTCACATACCCGGATGATTGGGATATTGACAAGCTCGATTTGTACATCAATTCACACAGCGAGTTCAATGTAAGAAATGTGCGTTTTTCAGAGGACATTAGTATGATGCGTATGAAAGATAACCTGGAGAATATTAAGAAGCTGGGATATCGCGTCATCAGCTTGACACAGACGTATGGGTACATCTTAAGAAAGGATGGTAAGTTCCTGTCGTACAGTCTTGCTAGATACTCCTATTCGGGAGGCATCAATTTTACATATAAATACAAGCCGTCGAGAAGCCAGGGAATGGGTTCAATGCAGGGAGGCCCCGAGTTCGGATATCACGAGTTCTCCAATGAAATGATTGACAAGATGATGGACCACCCGAAGCTTTACGGTAAGGTCGAACATTACAAAGACTTCAATGAGTACCGCCAGCTGAATGCAGGGCGAGAAAAGTCACTCGAAAATATTAGCTGATTTTTTTGGTTCAACACAATAAAGTACCATATGATGCGTTATTAATCTGATAAACGGATTATTAACTAAAGCTTAGCTACCGGCATGACGGGCGCATCATATGGGAAAAATGCAGAGATTTCTTGTACTATTTATAATAATAGCAATATTTTCTGGTTGCAAAAAGCGTTTTCAAGACATAGCAACTGAAAGGTTTGAGTTTGTTATAGACAGCCTTAACAAAGAAAACATAAAAGAAGACCAAATTGCTATTTCTCATAAGGGAAAGCCAGATGAGGCAAGATTCAAAAAGGAAACATTGATATGCTGCAATGATACAGCCTTTATACAAACATTTAATCTTCATTGGATTATTTATACTGGCGAACCAGCTGATAAATTATGTTTTTTTGCCATATGTAAAAACAGAGAAGGTAAAGTTTACGAATTATTTAAACCAGTAGAATGGCTAGAGAAAGTTCAAATGGACAGTTATGTAAGCAAGTTAAATGAAAAGAAAGCTTTAATTGATGCCATATATAAAGCATGCTTAATTGCTGGCGAAGAAAAGCAGATTTAACTATCTGAATCAACTGCCTTTTGAGTCTTATCGCAGAGGTCGGAAAGGGAGAGACGAAGCTACTTATGGGAGACATAAAGACTATCTCCACCATCATCAGTGAGCACGTGAGCACATTGGCTTTCGAGGCTTACAAGACATTAAATGCACCAGCGAGGGCTTGAACCAATTAAATTTAGAAAAAGATTTGGATTTTCCAAAATAAAATATTATCTTTGCAGCGGTAAAGGAGAAAGATAAATAGGGATTGGATAGACCTCTCACACGTCGGTCTTCGGATGCAGACTTCGGGAGGGTTTCCAATCCCTTGTTTTTTAGTTTAGTAATCTCATAGTATAAAGGATATTTTCACTTGTAAGTTTAGCCTTACATTCTATTCGTTTTCCTTGATAAGTAGCATGGAATACTTTGAACTGAAAATCATGATGGTTACCTTCCTCAATCCTGTCAAATGTTGCTGTAGGAAACCATTCGTTTACATCGGTTGCAATTTGTATTGTTTCGCTAAGTCTTCTATTTCTAATATTCTTTGCCATCGTTTCAGAAAAGAAATTTCGTCCTACCACAAATTCCTCATTATTATTATTGAGATAAAGTCTTCTAGCCGTTTGACCGTCTGGTAGCTCTACCTCTCTAAATTTCTCTTGAAGAGTTTCATTTATAAGTTCGCGAAGTCTAGCCCTAACTTCAGGCGAGTTCTGAGTTGCTATTCTTATTTGTCTTTGAGGTCTTTCTGAACGAGCATATTGGGTGATATAGGAAGACTGCTTTACTTTGTCTTTATTGTCATTCACCCAATTTGTGAAGTTCTTAGGCATAGTATTGTTTGGCTGTTTACCACTCCAATACTCCTTTTCACTCATAATTACCGGGATGGCATAGCACATACAATTCACGTGCCAACCAACCCAAGGAAAATAACTCGGATAGACACCTGCAAGCAAATCACACATATCGTGCTTATGGCTAGGATTGTTGGTTGTCTTTATTTCCTTGCCTTTAATATAGTCCATCCTAGCCCATCTTTCCTGCTCGGCAGAACGGTAGGCCATGTTTATCTCGTTACGTGCCAGACGCACGCTTCTGTACTCACAGTTCTGAATGGTTATGGCTTTGCCGTATTTCTTCTTATAGTCTTTGGCAAGTGATGGATAATCATTAAGGTACTTACTGACCTTCTTACTGAGTTTAACAGCACTCATACCCCTCTCTATGCCGACAGATAGAGCTTTCTCCAGAGCCTCCTTTACATCAGCTCTTTGGTTCCATATTCTTTCTGAAAGACCGAGACCTTTAATCTTTCTCTCCATGAAAGCCTTCTTTGCCGCGTTGTTGTGCTCAAAGTAAGCTTTCTGCTTTGCGTCCGCTATCTTCCTAGTAAAGGTACCGATTACCCTTTTGGCAAGTAGGTCCTGCAGCGTGTTACTGTTCTTCCATTCGTCCGATATTCCATTATAGACCAATGCCTGCATATTGTTTGAATAGTAATCCATCAAGGCATTCACCTTCTTTTCTGTTCTAGGGTAATCATCAAAAGAGAACTCGCCATCCCCATCGAAGTCGGTGGAGGTGGCGATTTTAGCGGACTCCTTGGCAAGAGTCTCATAGATGGAAATGATTTTCCTGGTATAAGCGTTCAGTCTCTTGCCAAGGTCTTTATATGCCTTTTTCTGATTAGGCAGTTTTGGCTTTTTCATATAAGTTCATTTTAAAATGTTTGCAGCAATCCCAGTTGAGAAGAACGCTCCATTCTTGATATGGGCATTTGGCTAGGATAGGCTGACCTTTAAGGCTCATACTATGGAAGTCAGTAGCATGAGCACATTCACGGCAGAAATGCTGCTCTTTATCTTCCTTCTTCTTTCTCATGGCTTACTCCTCCGAGAATAAGTTAGGCATTGAAGCAGCTGTTCTGGTTGCCTCGGCTTCGTCCTCTTCGAGAATCTCTCGGTAAGTAGCGTCTGGGTCGTCGGAAATGCCAGCACGTTTGATTGACTCTTTCTGGCTGATGATTGGCTTGTTTCCGTTGCCCTTCATCCACTTTTCAATTTGGGTCATCTCGTCCTCTTGGATGAATGGAGTAATGATGTGCTCTACCGTAATCTCATCCATCCTAGCCTCCCATTTCGTATTCATCTTGGCAAGGAAAGCCTTTATGACGTTAGTCTCTCTCTCGAAGCCTTCAATCCAGGCACCAGTCTCCTCTCCTATCTTAAGATGGGCATCCATGAGGAGTGTCTTTCTTGAATCATAGCCGATATTGCCAAGACTCTTCAAATTCTCGAAACTGATGTCCGGCATCTGAGACTGCATGAAGAAAAGCTTGACGAGAGTGTCAACGTGATACTTAAGAGCCTCGATAGCCTGCTGCCAAGACACGTAGCTAACATCGCCGTCTTCGCTGACTCTATACACCCTCTTGCTCTCTCCCTTTCGCTCCATTCCAACGATGGCACCGGCAATCTTCAAGACTGGAGCGGAATTGTATGCCACAACATCACTGTTTCGGGAAATGGTGTACTCGATATTCTCACGTATAGGTTTCAATCCTTCCCAGCATGGCTTGTGGCGGTACCAGAACACGGCTGGAATCTTGTCGATAGAAATTTCATTTTCATCAACCAAATTCCATCCGGACTCTTCATCATCAGAAGAAATATCCCATTTATAATGGTGGTCTGCGGTATAGGTCTCGAAAAAGGTGTGCTCTGTGTCAGTAACCTTACGCTTATACTCGAATGACAGAGCAAGCAAGTCGCCGTACTCATCAAAGTAAGGATAGATGTCAACTCCGTCCATTGGAGAGAATGTCTTGCATTTCAGTTTGTACTGACTGTCGAAGCCGTAGAGCTTGTTAGGCTTCTTCTGCGTATACCAAAGCGTGAACATCTGACAAGAGGCGTAATAGCACTTTGCTCTGTGCATGTTCACGGCATCAATGTGTGCACAGGTGTAGATTTTCTCGATGGCACGCACAATCGTCTTCAGTTCCTCGTCAGCCTGATCATACGTATATACACGCTTGACCGGTATAGCCATTGTGAACTCAGAGATTCTTCTAGTAAGAAGTTTCTCTAATCCGACAGGTAATCTAGCCGCCTTTTCTACTATTCCATCATCGAGTGTTCTGTCCTGTCTGCCCACGTGGTCGTTTACGATTTCATGGAGCATAGGCTCATACTCAGATAACAGGGTACTCCAAAGTGGAATATCCAGCACGCGTTGTTTCAGCTCTCCTATGATGCTGCCAACGTCATTTCTTTTAAAAAGTTCATTAAAGTCTATCATAATCTTCGAAGTTTTGATTTGGCAAATTTACAGATATATTCGCATATATCTTCTTAATTTAGTATTTTTAACTAAAAAAGTCGTTAGTATATTTGCATATATCAGAAAATTTTCGTACCTTTGCATATAGATAAGAGGTAGTACTTTTGGATAAACAAGAGCTACCTTATAAGTTGAACCAATTAAAATTATAAAGATTATGAACAATTCAGTTGAAACAAAGAAGGCAGAGGTTAGAAAGAACATCGAGAATATGTTTGAGTCAGCCACAAAGAAGATTAAGGACATCATTTCAGTTTGCCCTGATTGGGAGGTAGAGGGTATTGACTTAGGCTATAAGTCACTTATCGTCCACTTGAACTTGAAAGGAGTCGAAAGAGACAGAGACCTGGTGATTCGTTACCAGGCTAAAGTTGGTAATTTCCAGGAAGAGTCTTTCAACACCAATGTGGCATGCTGCGGTAGCTTTGACCTTCTGGGGGCAAACGACAACCTTAAGTACTACACGGCGGTTGGCGACATCCTCAACCATAAAGGTATGCTTTCACTTTTGAAAGACTCTATGGCTTCCTACACCAATTTAATTATTGAGTTGCGTAAAGAATATGATAAATTAGACCAGGAGGATTAGTTATGACAAAGCAAGAAGAAATCGATATTCTACAGTCCTTGAAGGGCGATACCTATTTCGCTCAGTTCTTCGGTAGCAAGGACATTGATCAGATGTGTCAGAACATCAATAACGACTTCGCCATTGAGGGCGGATGCGGATTCAGTCAAAAAGCAGAAACTTTAGAGCGAATTAACGCAGACCTCAAAAAGGAGTTTCAGCAGAAAATCCATGATTTGGGAATGGAGCTTATCAAGGTTCTAGACAAGGGATTTGATGAGGATGCCATCTACCAGTTGGTTGAAGGTGAGGTCGGAATTGATGCTATCATCAAGTTCAAACGTAAGAACAATCTGGACCTTACGGATAAGGAGATAGATTATATGGTATCTAAACTTCCATGATTATGAAGCATGTATGTAGTAATTGCATCTCATCTGAGATATGCTATAGTGAAGGCAAGAAGCCTAATGACACTTGCCTTTACTGGGAATGGAGATATGCAGGTTCATGGTTTGACAATTAAAAGTAAGACAATGGGAAAAGAGAAAGTTACAGTAAACGATTTGAAGGTTACACTCTCCGAGCTGGGTGTAACATCTGGCTTAAAGCAGGAAAAGATTATTCAACGCCTGCAGGTCAATGGTTGCTTGATTGCAATGGTAACAGATGTATTGGATCTGCTCATCAAGGATGAGCAGTCTATGTTCAAGTTGTTAAATGTTCAGTACAAGCAAGAGCAGAAGATACACTATAATCAGATGCAGGATGCAGCTAAAAAGTACTACTTCCATCTGAAACCATTTAACAAGAGTTTCTTTGGTGACGAGAACATTTGCGACAACCTGGAGGATAACGCAAATGACATCTATGAAATCATCAAGCTTCTTGCGGACCACACTAACGACCACAAGGATATGGAAGTGATTAAGAGAAACCTCAGAAAGAGAAAGTTGAACCATCATATTTTCGATTAAGATTATGTCAGTATATAAAGCAAACGTAGATTTATCAGACTTATTTCACGATATGTCTTACAATTATCAGAAAAGCTTCCTTGTTGAAGAGTTCTGTTCTTTACCTATAGAACATCAGGTAAAAGTTGTTGGCGAAATGCTGAAGAACCTTAATGGCGATCAGACAGCTAAAGTTATTGAAGACGCTTTTGACAACTTGCATGAGCAAGCCCAGGAGCACGTAATCAACTATGTGAAAGGGTAAGGCTATGATGTTTGGACAAATGATTACTCGCAGATGTCTGCTTACTTTGGATGGGGGGGGGCAAAGATTCAAGCCGTCCTCACTATGCCGAAGCCGACAAAGCCAATCTTTCCAAAGGAAATGGAGCGTCAGATTATTAAGAGTTTTAATGAATCGCAGCCAGATATGGTTCACAAGGTAATTAAGTGTCACATAATGAGAAATTAATGATATGGAAAAGAATATTAATTTAGCGAAAATCTTAAATGGTAAGCCAGTAAATACGAAGTTGTGGTCTCCCTTATTTGGAGATGTATATACTTCAAGCATATGCAGCGAAGATACTATAATAGTAGTAAATCACCATGCTGAATCATCTTCTTTCTATAATAATGGCAAGTACTTTGATCATGCAGAAGCAGAACCTCTATTGTTCCCATCTAAAGAAATGCGAGATTGGGGTAAGTTCGCCTGGAAGAAGGGCGATGTCCTTATCAGCAATGATGGTAAGAAAGAAGTCTTCTTTAACGGATTCACAGATGGTACCTATGCCTTATTTAAGGCAAAGCACGGATTTGAAATCCTTTCTGATGGTAATACCATGTATCTTGCGGATGAAGATGGTATTGCAACGAGTGATTACACTCTCGAAGATAAGGATGCTGCTCAGACCTACATCAACACTATAGAGGAACGTTTGAGCGGAAAGCTCAATCGTGAGACCTTGGAAGTAGAGAAACCTCAGCCAGAGTTCAAGGATGGAGATATAGTAATATCTGATTCGGGCACAATAGTTATTGTCAGAGGAATTAGTTTAACTAGAAAGATATATTATCATGCTTATATGCGTAATGAGTATATATATATCAACCAAGTAGAAGGCGAATTTTTTAGTCGTATAAGTCGTATTAAAAGATTTGCCACGGACTCGGAAAAGCAGCAACTCTTTGATGCTCTCGCAAAGGAAGGCAAACGCTGGGATAGTGAGAAGAAACAGATTGTGGATTTGAAGCCAAAGGTTGAGCTGAAACCATTTGATAGGGTGTTGGTTAGAGATAGTAAATCAGATAAGTGGCGTGCAAATTTGTTTGGTTATATAGACAATGGTGAATATTATCATTGCGTTTTTGCTAATTGGGTATATTGCATCCCTTACAACGAAGAGACAGCACATCTACTAGGAACGACTGATGAGTGGAAAGGAGGTGAGCAATGAAAGAACAAAAAACTCAAAAAGAAGTTCTCTTCTAAGGAGTGGAAAGTTGAGATAAGACGCAATTATTAACCGCCTTCGGGCATAAATAGAAGTAATATGAAACATAAGTTTACAGTTGTCATTGAATCTAATGATGATTCAGAGGACAGAGAAGTAGTTAAAGATTGTCTGCAAGACTGGCTTGAAATGAATTGTGGACAAGAAAAGGACTTGGGCGGCTATCCAGACTGGAAGTCAGTAGTAGTTGAGTAATTAACCATCCTGCAAAGGATATAAATAGATAGAATTATGAATATAGACAAATTAGAAAGAGCTAACATTTTAGCAAAAAGATTGATTCCTAAAGTAGATGAGCTTTTGAATATGACTTCTCATTCGACAAACATTGCTCACAGTATTTATGGATTATCAGAATGTGACGAAGAGTTTAAAACTAAATTCAAGCAGCTTCTGAATGAAACAAAACAGAGATTTCAAAAAGAGTTTGATGAGCTTTAGTAAAGCTAACCCACCCTTCTCCTGTAAAAGGGAGAAGGGTAAAAAAGAAAGAAATATGGCAGAGATTATTTACTTTGGAACAGATGGGTGTCCTGGGCATTATCCTATCGGAATTGATAAAACTTTGACAGGGACAGAATACGATATATGGCGTGAGTGCGACTGTGGTGCTTGGATAAATAATATTCGAAAGAATCCTGGTCGCCACCTTATCAAACATCACGGAGAGGTTTATACTAATTATGGTGTTCCGTTCTCTGTAGATGACGACAGAGGTGGTAGTCATACCGAACTATTTTGGAAAGGCATTCATACGGAAGAAGAAATTATCAACTTGATAAAGAGTAATCCATTTTTGTCAAGACAGTTCAATTTAAAGGAGGACTAAGTAATAATAAAGAAAAAGCTATCATGAATATCAATCGAGTAAAAGAACAACTAGGCGAGGCTGTTTCTTCTTTATATAAGGCAGTCGGTTATTGCGAATCATTTCCATATAACAGAAATGCTTATATAAAAGATGCCAAATGCTGCATAGATAGAGCATTGGGAGAATTACAGAAAACAGATTGGGTCTCAGTTAATGAAGAACTTCCAGAATATGGAGAGAAAGTTGTGGTACGCAATGCTTATTACAAGTCGGATGAACCATGGGTCACGTTTCGAGATATTAGAGACTTATTTCCTAAAGATTCAAATGATTTCAGAGAAGTTGCTGGCACAACTAGTTGTGGTATCACCCATTGGAAACATATTTAAATATAAAGAACTATGGATAAGAAGAAAGTTAAAGAGCTGATACAAGAAGTTATCCGCAACAATGTTGATAGCTTGGAGTTTGGAAACGATAAGCATAATGCTCCTTTGAGAAAGGCAAATAGCTTATTGCATGATGCTTTGATAGAGTTAGGAAAGTCAGACTGGGTATCTGTTAAAAATGGACTGCCACCTATAGATGAAGAAGTTATTGTCCTTACTACAGCTGACAGAATATATTTCGGGCATATAGTAGATAAAAAGATAGCCAAAGACTACAAAGGATGGAATATTCCTGATATAGAATACTGGCAACCATTCGTTGACCCAAAAGAGGAATAGTTATGGCAAAAAGGACTTATAAACATTATCAGAAGAAGGAGGTTCCTTTCGACTTGATTTCTTATAAGGAAAGAGTTGGGCAGATTCAAGATGAGCCTTTAAGAAGAAAGGTTTTAAAAGAGTTAGGAAGCTTGGCTTACAACAAAAGTATTCCGAAATGTAAACATGATAAAAATCCGTTTTAAATATGAAGTATGAAGTAACATTAGTAGTAGAGGCTCCTGCTGATTATTCAGCTTATGAAGTTAAGCAAATGATATTGGCAGGGGTGTGTCATTGTAAGAAAGTAGTAGTGTGGGACAGCAAATCTAAAAAGTTATGAGACAGATAAAGTTCAAGGCAAAATGCCTGGATAATGGTGAATGGGTGGAAGGCTATTTCTATAAGGAGTGCGATAACACCTACATCATAAAGGACAGACAGAGTGATTCAATGCTTAATCGCAATGAAACTATCTTGGTTGACCCTTCTACTGTCTGCCAGCTTATAGGGCTGAAAGACAAGAATGGGGAAGAAGTGTGGGAGCACGATTTACTAGAATTTATAACAGAAAGAGAAGTTATCATTGGCAGTACAGGAATCTTTCTCAAGAGGGAGACACATCTTTTGCCTCTTAGGGAAACTACCATTAAAGATGGTAAACTTGTTAGCTGGAGTAACCATGGTTCAAAATTCGACAGAAAGGAAGGTGAGAAATGAAGATTAGATTAGCAAAGAAGATAATGAAAGCAGACACTTATGCTGATTATCCAAGTAAGCATCCTTCACCTTACTGGAAAGCGAAGTTTAAGGAAGCTTATAACGAGTATGGTTGTGTTACGTTCTGTGAAGATTCGAGCAAGTGTAAATACCGCAACAAGTTCGACCATCGTATTGTAAAGGCAGAAAAGATTTCTGCAAGATATTCTCGCAAGCTGATGAATTACCTTAATAGGCTGGCTGGTAAAAATCCTTTCGATATTAGAGATATATTAGGTAGTTCAAATAAACTAAAAAAATATGATTATGAAACAAGAAATGCAAAAATCAATTTTAAAGATTCAAACAGCAGTCGAAACTCTGACAAGACAGAAAGTTATCGATAAAAATGTGTATGACTTTATCCATGGAGAAATCAAATCTCTTTCGGAAAGTGTGGAGAATATAATGGAAGTAAATAACCTCGATGAAACTCTTCTTACCTTCACAGATAAGGAGAAGTATGTAAATCAGCATATCAATCTTGCTGATACATCTGTACTTTGCAAAGAGTTAAATAGAAGAAAAGAAATTGGTGACGATTTCTTTGTAGTAGCAACAGAGGGAAAAATTGGTTAATTATGGAAAAGAAAGTATTTACCCTCATCGTTTCCAAGCAATGGTTCGATAAAATCGTTTCGGGCGAGAAGACGGAAGAGTACAGAGCTATCAAATCGTATTGGATAAACCGCTTAATACAAGCAAAATACGGAGGACGTGATGAATATCGCAAGGTTACAATGTACCCGGAGTTTGATATACTTATAAGTAATTCAAAGCTCAAAGAGTTGCTTGAAAAGAAAACCGCTAGGTTCATTCCTTACACCCACGTCCGCTTCTTCTGCGGTTATGCAAAAAATCGTCCGATGATAGAAAAGGAAATTGAAGATATCATCATTGGCAAGCCGAAGAAAGGCTTATGCCCCGATAAGTGGCTTGATACAGAGTTTTTCATTATTAGATTTAAGTGATATGATTGCAATTAAAGTATCTTCCGAGAATGTCCAAGAATTATGGAAATGCCCGGACGTTTCAGAGTTAGTTAAAACTGTCAGTGGAGACTGTACAAAGCAGACGTTGATAGTTAGGTTGAGAAATAGTGAGTTCTATGTTCCAGATGGATTCTATCTCGTAAAAGATGAGAATGGTCGTTGGAGTACACTTAGTCCATCGCTGTATGAGCTAATAAAAGACAAGGTTCATGGCGAGAAGTGAGGAGGAAATCCGAGAATACCATAGAAGGTATTACCAGGAACATAAGGAGCATCTATTGGCAAGAATGGAAGTTTATCGCAAAGAGAATGCTGAAAGAATTGCCGCAAACAGAAGATATAACAGAAAGAGAAAGAAAGCCTTGGGCGGCTTAACGAACCCAAATATTAAATAA